TCCCTCTCTAAAACGATAATGGACAATATCACCCATCCGTCAAGCAACCCGTACATTGGTCCTTTAAGTACATGAGTGACAACCGATTCACATTTTCTTCCCGTGTACTTTAACTGCTTTCCTGATTTCATTTCTTGCACCGAGAACTCAGTCTCTTTAAGAATCAAAATGTCGCCAGACTGATAATCCCTATCGTTGAACCTGATTTCATAGGTTTTATCTCCGTTATAAACCGCCTCGAATACTTCTGGGTCGGTTTTTAGTTCGTGAACGTTTGGTGTGATTCTACTCATCAGCCGCTCTCCTTTCCGCTTGGAACGCCGCCGACAATTCCCATGCAAGTAAGATAATCAAAGCTTCTCCCACAACATGTGCATTCGGGATTTTCGCTTTCCGTTGATATGTAGTAAGTCCCATAATCGGGACCACGATATACAAACCAGATCATTATTTGCTCTCCTTTTCGCTGAGGGCTTGCATTTCAAATTCTTCTGTTAGTGCATCAGTAATCGCATCACAAATCGCCCCGCCTAGTTCTACCTCAACATACATTCCGGTTGAGTGGCCGCCTGCGCCAAGGCCATGCCTTATTTTCGTCACGCAAGACAACGCTGTTTCCTTTGCTTTGCTTAGCGCCTCTTCCAGCTCAGCTATCCTCGCGTCCTTGGCTTCTTGCGCGACATTAAAGTCGAATCGGTCATCGTCAATGCAATCTTTAAGATTTTTGATTTGACCATCCCGCTTCTTGATCGCCCCGAACAGCGTTTCGCGAAATTTAATCAGAACATTACAAGCCTTTTTATACAGCAGCATGTCGGCGTAAAATGTGTCCCTGGCTTTCGTCATGCCTGCCAGTTCAGCTTCACGGGCGGCGAGCTTATCTCGCAGATCAACGCACTGCTCAAATAATCGCCTTGCCTGCTCGTTAATAAACTTATTGTCAGCCTCCAACTCCATGTAGGTTTTATCAATCATTTTTGACTCCTCCCTCCAACGATCACACAAGCTACTAGCACAAACGCAATACCGACAACCATAGCCGCTAGCAGTAGATATAAGGGCACCACGTCTACCCCTCCCGTTAATTGAGTTGGTTATTGTTAATCTCAGTTACTATTTCCTGGGAATTATTTACAAAGACTCAACCCAAACCTCAGACTTTTCGTCACCTTTGCAATTAGCCTTTCTTCGCTCAGCCTCCACCGAAACAACCTGTTTGTCATCTTCCCATGCAATATTGTTCAGCGAATCCAAAATTGACTTGATCAAATTGTCGATATCCGGTGTTTGACCGCCACAGAGGAAGAAGTTGATTTTCACCCGAACGCTCTTTCCCTTTTGTATCGGCTTCGTAAAGTGCGATTTGGCGCACCATCCGGCAAAAGACTTATATTCTAAATACCGTTGTGCTTGTGGCTTAACAAATTTTCCTCGCTGAGTCATTCTGACTGCTGGCACTGGCCTTGTCGGTACCACAAAGTATGAGACTGCCATAAAGCCCACCCTTTCGTGCCTGCACTTTCCCCTTACTCGCTTGGTCATAGAGCAGGATTGTCACGTCATCTAGCGGTCTGTCCAGATTAGTTGCAATCGCTTCCAGGGAATAACCGAACGTCCATAGCCGGATAAACTCCGCAATTTCTTCCGGCAGCCAAGAAAAATCAATATCTTCGCAAGCAATATAGAGTTCTGGCGGACGCATTTTTGCTTTATCAATTCGCTCTCGTTGTAAATACTTGTTCATTTGATCACCCCTGCCACAAACCCAACAAAACCGCCGGCCACGAAGATGATCGCTAGGTACAGGTAGACTTCCCAAGGGCTAAGCGTCCGGTCAATCTTGTTCATAGCGCCTCCGTTTACCCTGAAAGTCGAGTAGGTTCTGCACGATTGGTTTAGCGGATTCTACCGGCACGCTATTCTGGCCGACAGCAATAGCCGCCTGCCTAGCCTTCGGCCTGACGCCGTCCTTGTTGTACCTGCATGCAGCCATTGGCGTACTAATTTGACCATTGGCGCCCAACTCCATCACGGGAGTGTAACCGGCAGTATTCATTAGCGTATCGCACATATCCAAGCAAAAGCATGATTCACATCGCTTTTGACTAAGCATGACATAGGCAATCTCCAGGTCATTTTTCTCAATCATTTCATCGCTAATTTTCGGGTAATATTGCCTCACGAATTCCGCTGGCGTCATGATCATCCACCCCCATAAGCTTTAATAAATGCTGCTTTTTTAACCGATAATTCAGACGGTCCGTACAATAGCGGATAGCCTACCGCCTTAACCGCATTAGCAATCTTGTCATGGCTCCACTTTGGCATCTTGCACGGGTCTAAGTTCTGCGATACCTCTCGCCATGCTTGTTCAGGCGTTGGAGTTCCGCTGCTAGTAGTAGCGACCGTAGTCCCTCCACTCTGAGCATGCCGCCGCTTTTCTTCCCAAGGCGTCTGCCCCGTATCAAATCCGTCAGTTTTCCATCCTGAAAGCACTGCCAATATATAGGCCATGCTTCGTTTCCCCTGCAGAACTGCCCGCTCTATAGCGTAATACGTCCAATCAGGGGAATAATCGTCAATCGCCGAATGAACTTTATCCCTCATTGACGGGCTCATTACCCCTATTTCCTGCTGGAATAATTTGCAAACTTCCTCGCGCGTACGCGTAGTAGAAGTAGAAGAGGATAACTCTAAATCTGTATCTGTATCTGCTTCTGCTTCTGGGGGCGTTTCAGAAACTTCATCACTTTGTTTCTGAAACGTTTCGTTAGCGTTTCTGCAACGATCCCGAAACTTTTTAACCCGATCTGTTGAGTTATCTGAAACGAATTGCCTTTTGTCCCAATTTACAATTTGAAACGTTTCAGAAATAAATCCTTTTGCGAAAAACAGATCCTTCGTTTTGTCTAATTCTTTCTTGTTTATTCGAAGTGCAGCGCATAGTTCATCATTTGTTATTTTGGATAAATCGCCGTTGCACTGCAGACAGAACAGCATTGTCAGCCTTCTTTGCATGATCTCTGACATTGACTGAACCTTTGGGTCAGTGGCAAACTCTGCGTACATTCTAAACCATTTATTTGCCAATCATATTCACCCACTCCCGGCCCGGGGCGGCCGCCTGACCGCCCGTTTCCCGTTGTCTAACTAACCATGTTGCACCGCATTAATCCTTGCCCGGTATTTACTACATGCTTTCCGAGTGTACGTTACCTTGGTTGCCCATTTCTTATTGTCTATGAAAGATAACTCATAACAAACAGGCTCATAATAAATTCCCTCACGAAAGTGCGAACATGTTTCACATTTTAGGGGGGGGGGGTCTTGCCTCTTCATCTTACATTGCCCTCCGCTGCTCATACCTACCGCATACAGTCCCCATGCAGGGCAGATGCTCCGGCGCCGGTTCAGTCGCGCATCCATCGTGGTTATACCGGCAATCGCACCGGCTGCCGAGAATGCAGAGTGTTGGGGTTTCTATCGGCCTGACGGCTGAGTCAATAAAGATTTGATGAGCTTTTAATACAACTGAATTAGGGATTTTTCCCCACGCAAACCGGTTCGGATAGAATTGGCAGCGAGTATCCGTTTCGTTTTGCCCAAAGATACCGCAACAACGGGTACAATGAGCGCAATCCTTGCAAGTCACGCCATCATTAAGAAGCATGTTGTACTCAGCATTCCAATCGTCGGTTCCTTCTTTATATCCACGTGGCACTCGATCTTTACTTTTCACGATTTAACCCCTCCCGTATAATTCGTATAGTTCCCGGACAATCTAGGCATTAGGGGGAGTCTGCGCTAAATATGACAATCGACTATAGTCACAGACCAGTCATTTTCAAGCGCTGACTTGATAAATTGATCATAAAACGTAGACTTAAAACCCGTTCTCTGTTCGTCGCTCTCGCTGGAAAAACCGAACCAGCCCATTGTGCCCGGTGCGTGCCATTGACCATCAGGAGTGATTACTGCGTATGTAGACAATGGCTCTATTTGCAACGCTAAAAACTGTTCCAGACTCGTTACTTCCTGCGGAATGCCGTAAATATGTTTACGCAAAAATTGGTTATCTTCCTTACCTTTAATTTCCTCGTGATATTGATCCCACGCAGATTTCCTGCCGGCAAGCCCGATATTATTCATAGCCTCAAAATCAATCTCAACAACCTTTGCGACATCACATTTGATTCCGCCTTTAGTAAGGACCATTCCGCGCCATCTGCCGCCAACGTCCCACCAGTCCCATTTTTTATTAGGGTTAGTACGATTAACAGCCTTAATAAGTTGCCCGTTCCGTATGATGGCATAGCCGTATTTATGGGCATCAGATTTATTGACTTCTTCTTCCGAATCAACCACGCAGTTTTCTAGCCCAAAGTATTCAAGAGCATCGGATAGAGAGTTATCGCCTTGAATGTGCTCGATTATTTCCTGTGTGATGTCAATATCCTGAACATACTGATCATCCTCGCCGGTGCATTCAAACTCATGAAATGGCGCAAGTAGTTCTTCAATATCTTTCTTCCCGTCTGTGAATACAGCTACTGTAAAATGACTCATATAGATCACACGTCCCTTTTATTTAATATTTTCATCGCCGCCCGGTACTGCTCCAACATGCTCATACTTGACGCAATAACCGGGCTAAAATTCATCGGCACCTGGACGGCATAGACTACCTTTCCTGCCTTTCTTTCCTCCTGTATTGGTTCACAGGGGGTTTTTACGGCTTGGGCAGGGTATTCGGTCAGGTCAAACAATTCTACGGGTTTGTAGGCGGCTTTGGCGGCCTGGAGTTTCTTTTCGCAGACCGCGCCTAGTTCGCGTTCGATGCTGTCAGATGACTTTAGGGCTCGGCCGCAGCGTTTGCAAAACATAGCGGTTTACCCTCTATTGGGTTGGAATCCATTCCGACGCATTCGATATTCCCGTTGCTCTTCTAAAACCATAGTTATTATTTTTTCTGCCAACCACGGAGACAAATACGATTCAAAAATATATCCATTGCCTTCAACTGATATTTTTGTAGGTGAGGTTTTCGCTTTCGAGTCTTGATTTTCCATTTCATCATTCCCCTGCTATAAATACCATCTTGCCTGTAAGTGCCTGAATCTCTCGCTTGAACCTAACCGCATCACTATTTCCATCGCTCAGATGTAGCAAATGAATCTCGCGAACCCGGCTCAAGTCATTTGATCTCAAAAATTCCTTGACGTTATCCAAACTGAAATGTGACTGAATCAACCTGTTTTTCAAAGCCTGTGGAACGGCGCCGGACGCTACGTTTGCCTGCAGAATATCGGCTGAGTGGTTGCACTCGATCATTAAATGCGTTAATCCGTTGAATCGGTACCGTATGTAGTAGGTGTCTGTAGCAAACAGTAGTTTCTCGCTGCCGCTGGCTAACAGAAATCCTAGCGGATCTTTGGCGTCATGCTGGGTATCAAACGGCAAGATAGTCCATGTGCCGACTTTGAACTGGTGACGTGCTTTAATGCGGTGTAATCTGTGTCCGGACAGCCCCAGAGCAGAGGCAGTGCCCTCGGAGGTATAAACCTCTACCCCTGCCCTTAGAATGTCTTTAGCAGCCTTACCATGGTCTTTGTGCTCATGGCTAATCACCACTCCGGAAATATCGGACAGTTTGAAGTCTAGATGCCGTTGAATTTGCTTGTATGGTATGCCGCATTCCAGCATCAACTGGGTTTGTCCGTCACTTACTGCGTAGCAATTCCCCGAACTGCTGGATGCGAATGTTTGGATATCCACGGCTAGAAGTCGGGGCCTGATTTAGGCGCAGGCTCTGGCTTCGGTACCGATCGTTCTTGCTTTAGTTCGTCTTGAACAACTTTAGCATCAATGTCGATTGGTTCACTGTTAGCGTTATTTTTAATATCAGATGCTACTTTTATCTCATATGAACCGCTTTCAGTCTGTTCCATATCGATGATCTCTTCTTCCGTCCGCATCCCCATTGCTAGCTCTGGCGCATATGTCCTGATGAAGAACGCTGCAGCCCGGTACATAAGCATTTGATCAGGCATGTTAGGCCATTTGCTTCCAGATTTTCCGTACCAGCCTTCTTTTTTTGCCATCACAATCGTTACGCAGGAACCTTCCAGTTTCTCACCGCTTCCTTTTTCATAGGCGTATGCTTTGCAGCCTCTTTCGTCAGTTCCGGGGCTTCCAACCCATTCATAGCGAAGTGCTGAAAAACGGCCACTGGTATTGAAAGTGCTAATCAAAAACTGTGATGACCAACCGGGTTTGCCGTTAACGATATACAGATTTTGCATAACCATGAGCGGATCAGCGTTCATTCTTCCGGCCATGTTCAGAGCGATTACGCAGTTTGGTAGATTGTTTTGGTACTCTTTCGGCACTAACGTCGATTTGGAAAGAAGCGTCGCCGCTCTCTGCGATAATTCAAAACTCTGAAGGCTACCAAAGCCGGGAGTAATGTTTTGTGGTAAAAATTCTGCTTTTGCTTCCTGGGTGCTCATATTATACCGCCTCCTTAAATAACCCTAAATCTTTTGCAGCCTGGCCTTGCCCTGGTTCAACCCGCAGAACCTTATCCGGCTTACTAACCACTAAACTAATAACCTGGGCATTGACCGGAATCAACTCCGTTACCGACTCCGCATTATCGACGAAGATTGGCGCCGAGAAGTTGTAATGCTGACTGAGCGTGTTGATGATATCCAGACCTACGTTGATTCTAGCCGCATTATTTAGGCCACCGGAATAAGGAACTCCGCCGCATGTTGTCTCGCAGCATTCTTTGATTCCTTCGTTCACCTGCTGCTCAAACATCTTAAACCTTGCCATTTTGAATTTGCTGTTGATGCGGCTCTCGAGCAGATTGACTTTCGCCCGGATAAACTGTTCGGTCAGGAAGAGATCGCCATCCAACCGTTCATATTCAGCCGCAAGAGTCTTTTCCTGTGCTGCTAATTCCTCAATCCTCTTCCGGCCTTTCTTGTACTGGTCGAGAAGAGTTAGACTCTTTTCGCGCGCCGCGATATCCTGTCCGATTAAATTAATCTCAATTTGCACCTGCCGCAGCACGCCCTGTTTCTGGTTGTTTATTGCCGCTACTTGCTCCTGGATTGCGCCTAGATCGCGGATGGAACTTTGATACTCGGCTGTCGCTTCAACTGTCTCAGCGGGACGCTCAGCAGATATTTCGGCTTGAATGGCCGCAATAGTCTGCCCCAACTGATTCTGGGATGCAGTGATTATTTCCAATTCGGACTGTATCCCGGATTGCTCCGTTTCGAGTAACGAAAGCTGAACCTTGATATACTTGCCCTCAGTGTTGATTGATTCTAACCGGATCGACTTTCCGGCGTTAAACGTCTCTTGTGCTTTTTGAATTGCCTCTGCAACCTTGCTTTCCGGCAGGTCTTGCCCACACGTTGGGCAGTTGGTTTCTTCCGAGTAGGTGAATTGCTCGTTATTAACGGAGTGCCAGCGGTCGAGCAGGGCCGTACGTTTTTGATTGGAACTGTCGATATCGTTGCGAATGCTGGCTAATCGTAGCTCTTTTGTTTTTATGTCGTTAACCATTCCAGATGCTTGCAATTGAAGCTTTTGAAGCTCATTTCTCTTAGCAAAAGTCTTGTCTTCATTTGCTGCTCGATGCTTATTCCTCAGGTCGATCAACCGGCCTTCAATCTCACGCGCTGCCTTTTGTTTCTCGGCGACCTCGCCGCCGTTTTCCACTCTGACCAGTTCTTGCTGTTTGTCTGCGAGTTGCTTTTTCAGCGAGGATATTTCGACATCAATAACCTCGGCAGGAGAAACGGATGAAACATCCGGCAGCGCCCTTGTCGCCTCATCAATGCGGGCGGGAATCTCCTTGAGTTGCTTGTTGATCTCAGCTTTTTGACTGGCAATAACCTTTTGATGGTCTTTGATCGCGCGGCCATTAAGTATCTGCCTCAGCCTTGCCAGTGAGTTGTCGGAGGCAATGACTTCTTCGTCTGACACATCGCCGCAAACTTCCATTAGAATGCGCCGGCGGTCTTGCCAGTGGAGCTGTGTGTTGAAATAGGCCGGATTGGTTAAGAGCCTAAATGTTTCTTCCCCCGCTATACCTGAGACAAAAGCGTCGTATTCCTTTTTGGACTTAGGCACACCGTCGATAAAATGCTCGGTTTCGTGTCCAGTGAACGAATCGGTTGCGGCGCCACGTTTCTTGGTCCATATCTCGTGGTACACTTTTTTTAGTGAGACTGTACGCCCGCCCATAGCGAGTATGGCTTCGGCCTCATGATCCAGGTGATGGACTTCCTCGCCGCTTGCAGTTAGGGTTTTGATGCTATTTTCGGCTTGCTTGCCTTGGCTGTCTTTGCCGGTGAATATCCATAAGAACGCATCTGCGATGCTGGTTTTACCAGTGGCATTATCGCCATAGACGGCAGCATTACCGCCGTTTGCATTTAGTTCAAACTGTTTCATGCCTTTGAAGTTACGCAGGATCAAATTTACCAGTGCTATTTTTTGCATTGCATTACCTCCAAATATTTTTTAGAATCTCCCCGCCCACACGGACGCCAGAACATGAGCCCCGAAGTACACAGCCGCCCCGAAGATAATCGCGCAAAACAGGCAAAACTCAATTACCTTGTCCCGTTCTTGTCGGCGAGCTACTAACCGCTCGTAACAACTCATTTCGCAGCCTCCTTTAGCGACCGAATATACCCAATAAAGCCCAAATACTCAGCTAGATACTGCGGGTTGTTGGCATGTGTCTCGCGTACTGCAGTTTCAAACTCGTCCAGCGTGCCGCCTTTATACGTGCCATCCGGGAAGCAACCGCATGAAATATGATCGTCCTTGAAGCAGTATGTAGTCATTTCCTTGCGGCTGCCGATGCAAGATATCTGGATGTAGCGTTTGTCGAGGTCTGCGCCCCTGAGGACTGCGCCCCTGAGGACTGCGTCACTGAGGACTGCGTCACTGAGGTCTGCGTCACTGAGGTCTGCGTCACTGAGGACTGCGTCACTGAGGTCTGCGCCACTGAGGACTGCGCCACTGAGGACTGCGCCCCTGAGGTCTGCGCCACTGAGGACTGCGCCCCTGAGGTCTGCGCCCCTGAGGTCTGCGCCCCTGAGGACTGCGTCACTGAGGACTGCGTCACTGAGGACTGCGCCCCTGAGGTCTGCGCCACTGAGGACTGCGCCCCTGAGGTCTGCGCCCCTGAGGACTGCGCCCCTGAGGTCTGCGCCACTGAGGACTGCGCCCCTGAGGTCTGCGCCACTGAGGTCTGCGCGGCTGCCGTTCGGCTCATCCCGCAGCCAGCGGCCATGAGATTCTATCAGTTCGCGGAGTTTTTCCGGCGTGATGTTTGACATTAATTTTCCCTCCCTATGCCGCTTGCTTGCGGCTTCTAAGCTCATCAACCAAAGCCTGTATCATCCCACGGGATGATGAACTATGCATCGTTCGCAGTGCTTTATTTAGATCCTTTATGATTGGCGTGTCAGCCTTGCAGTACCACTTACGGGCGTACTCCATGCCGCTAGTCCGGTCAAAATATCTGTCGAACGTGGTATACAGGCATCTTTCCATTGCCATCCCTCCGTGTTTGTGATAAGCTTTGTGTAAGTAGATTTTCTTTAGCGGCTTGCAGACCTTGCAGCCGTTTTTTCTTTTTCTGTTGAGCAGTAACCGCTTTGTTCGAGCTTTTCAACGTGTCGAGCCATCGTGATATGTACTGGCCTGTCATAGCACTCCTGTAAGCGGATCAGCACTGTTTTGGCCGCCGTGATGATATCGGCTGTTTCGTCCTCAAACTGGCGAATGATTGCTTCCTCTCCGGGGCTGAACTTGAATCCTTTGCGCCGATTAATCAGGATTGTTCGTACCTGTCTTGCCATCGGCGCCAGTTCGTCCATTTCTTCGATACACTTATCAATTGCCACCATTGGATGATCATCCACGCAATCAAGGTAGCGGGTTGGGAATACATTCCCCTGGCATCCACTGCAGCGCACCTCTGACAATCTCGGGCTTCGTATTGCTTCGGTGATTGCTCCCTTCATGGATTCCGGGATGCACCTGCGGTTAAACCATGTGCTGATTGTGTTCGGTGCTACAGATATCATGCGGGCTAGGCCGATTGACGACATTCCTTTGACTTTCATTTCTTCGCACATGGTAGTCATGAAACTCACTTTTTCGAATCACCCTTTCAAACTGCGATTTTTTGATTAATTACAATTCGCGCTGTTTTGGATTATTGTTACATTAGTCAACTAACCTCTCCCAACCACCCCCGTTTCGGCCTGCTCCTTACCACCGGGGCAGGCTATCTTTTTAGGATTGATATCCGTAGGCGGCCAGAAATGGCAACTTCGGAAACCTAACTGTGGACTCTGCCGGGTTAGCTATGCAGGGAAACGGCAACCGCTCAGGCATATACCGCGCCATATAGCGCAAGGTATTTGCGTCTTTGCCGACAATCTTGGCAATCTGCGTAGCGGTTAGGTACTCTTTAGGGTGGTTTATCAGGACTTGGATTTGTTGCGGGTACTGCGGCACCGTATTGGCCTCCTTTCTATCCGGTTTTTGTCTAGCGTTGTACCGGAATCGTTCTGCGTAAATTCATTACCAAGACTGTCGGCAAGCAACATAATAATGTATGCGTTTTTTGAGACCCCCACCTTATTAGCTGCCGCTGTTAATGCAGCATCCATGCTTTTGTTGAGGCGAAGAGAAATTTGCGTTTTGTTTGGTGATTTCACTTTTAATTCACCTCCCACAATTATTATATGGTGCATTCACTTTGATGTCAACAAGAAGGTGCATTCACTCTGAATGTATACAAGGTGCATTCATGTTGCTAGAATATTGCTATCACGACCTGTAAGGAGTTGGTAACTGTGCCGTCAATCATTCCGCCGTTTTCTCTGCGCATACCGGAAGATTTGCTAAATAAAATCCGATTTATTGCCACCCAAAACAAACGTTCAGCCAACAAAGAAATAGAATTTGCACTGGAGCAGTATGTCTCTAACTTTGAAGCGAAGAATGGGCCGATTAAGGCAGGTGAGCAATCGTGAAAGAGTATCCGCCGCTTATTGACACTGATTTGAAAGAGTTTATTGATACAGTGAAAAAAAACATGGTTAAAGATGCTATTTTCGAGTCGAGCGAGAAGCTTAAGCAGGCCTTAATTGATCTGACCTATTCCGAGCGGCGCGCTGAAATGGATGAAAACCAATATTTAGGCGAGATTATCCAGATGACGCAAGCAACAAGTCTTGTAACAGCGTTTAATTTCTCTCTCGAACTTTTGACTCATTATCACCATTTTCTGATGGCGAAGCTTGAACTTGAAAAAGCTTATTCAAATGATCATTTACACCGCGAATAGCTTTGTCTATTCGCTCATCTCTTCTTTCATCCCATCCCTCAAGCATTTTCGCCAACTGTTCTTCCTGCGTGAGTTGTGGGTACCTATCCTCTAATGCCGCTACTCGTCTTTCCAGTTCCACAATCTTTTCTTCACAGGTCAAATGTTTACACGCTCCTTTCATCCAAGCGGGGATTGGGCGTTAGTTTCGTTGATTTACTCGTTAGTTATTGAATCTGCCGCCTCGGGCACCGCTGCAGCGATAGATTCTTTAGACGTTGCCATCTCAGCGGCTGCCAAGAACAATGTTGCTATGAAGCGGACATCTTCCATGCCTAATTGAAACTGCTGGTCTTCAACGACGTGCTTCACACATTCTTCGGTGAGTTTCACCAGGTGATGGAAACGGCGAGGGGTCATGTTGGCAATCGGTTCGTCTTCCGGCTTAGTTTGATCGATCACGATTATACCTCCTTTTATGCTACGTCTTTCGGTTTTTTGCAATTAAACATTTCGTTTAATTTGTCGGCAAAAAAAATATTTGCATCTACACCTAAAACATCAGCCAATATACCAAGCTCTTTAGCGCTCACGCTTCTCCTGCCCTTTTCAATGTTGCAAAGCCACCCGGGCGTTCTGTTTAACTGCCGTGCGACAAAAGTGCCTTTTAGCCCCTTTCTTTTTCGGATTGCCGCTATTTGTTCTCCAATGTGCATTTTTTCACCTCCAGTTAAACGATTCGTTTAATTCCATGGTTTGATTATAATATAAACATTTCGTTTAAGTCAATCACATTTTATACTTTTTGTTTAATTTTTTATTCTTTTCGTTTACTATTGCTATAATGTGATTTAGGAGGTGAAGTTGATAATGAAAACTCTTGGCGAAAGATTAAAACGGGCTAGAGAGAATAAGGGGATGTCCCAAGTATATGTGGCTAAGTTGTTAGGAGTTACCAGCCAATCCCTCTCTAACTATGAACGGAACGAACGGGACCCGGATACCACGATATTAAATGATCTTGCTAAAATTTATGGCGTAACTACTGATTATCTTCTAGGGGACGTTAAAAATGTAAATAACCAGCAAGAAGAATCCATTGAGCAAATATGGCCCGAAGTAACCCGTGTTCTTCGTCGCGCCGGGCGGCGTCCAACCGAAGCCGAACGCCGCCGCATTGCTAAAATTATCGAGTTATCTATTCCAGATAATGGAGAAGAGTAAACATTATCGTGAATTTCATCACACGAACCGGAGGTGATGACAACGTCCGAAAAGCGACCACGCAAAATTCGCAACACTGTGGCAGAACTTCACGCTCAATTAACATTGATTCATCACGCTATCCACGCTCCACCTATTCCGGTTAAACAATTGATAAAGATGCATAGCGAGCTTCACTTCTTCAGCAACAACCAATTTCCGGACTTTGCGCAAGAAAAAGGCTTCTCCTATCCCTTCAGAGATACATATCGCGTTTATATCAACGCCGACTTGCCTAGCGGTCTAGACGCCTTCACACTCGCCCACGAACTGGGTCACATCATGCTACAACATCACCATGAGTACGATGTGGACAACCTTACAGATCGAGAATATTGGACGCTTGACCGTGAAGCCGATATCTTCGCAGCCTGCCTCTTGATGCCGGAAAAGCTACTGATAAAAGAAGTCCGACTTCCCTTTCAAGTAGGGGAAATCGGACGATTGAAGAATGTATTCGGCGTTTCATGGGAAGCGATGATTAACCGGCTAGACGAGTTAGGTATAGCCTCCAAAGCCTATACGGAAACCATGTTCGAACAACATGAAGTCAAAAAATCTGCCAAAATACCCGTCAATTATTGCACATCACGGCGTGACTTTTGGAGGGGAGTCCCTATGGTCGACTCGCTTATCTTTCCTGATATCGACGAAAAACGGCGTTACCTATATTGCCCATCTTGTGGCAATAACGACTTTTCTCCCCCGGCCCTTCATTGTAAACTCTGTGGAGAGCCTTTATATAATTACTGTTCTAATGCCCGCGAACGCAGCATCTGTGGTGAGGCGAATGCGCCTGATGCACTGTTTTGTGAGTATTGCGGGTCCATAACAGTACTTGGTCAACTTGTGCAACGTATTCATTCTTCGTCTTCGGAAGTGGCGGCTGCAAAGGAACAAAAAGTCATTCGCGGCAAGAATAGATAGCAGCACAAAGACACAGCATTAACTAGGAAGGAACTGTGTCTTTATTGCGAAGCATGATATAAAGTGATGATTATCTTTGTAAGGTGTATTTTATGACGGTAATGGTTCGTATGGGAGGAGACGCTATATGGCTGTAAGTTATGCAATATGCAATGTGCAGAGGTTTGAAAACCGAGATAATTATCGCGTTCCCAGCCAAGGGATTCTTTGCGGTGTTGAGATACCTCCAGAAAGTTATTATATGATTAAAGATCCGTCTTACTGTACATTTACCATTAATAACACCGCTTGCTCAATAGCAAATTATGAAGCATTTCAAGATGTAAAACAAAATAAGCATGGACGAATTGCTGATCGTACTTTTACATGGTATCTTGAACCGCACCAGTTTAATATTTATCATATCGCTACCCATAATCTATTGATTATAGCCGCCGGCAAAAAGACTGTTGAATCGTTTATAGGTCAAATGGAATCTGACAAAAATTCAGGCTTGTTGTGTAAACGAATAGAAATTGATTTTAAAAAAATTCAATCCTTGATACCTATTATAAGCGGCGCTTGGTTTGATGAGTTGCAAAGGGCACGACCATATATAGCTGCCGCAGGATATTTCGGTAATCACGTTGATAAAAGTGAAGAATTCAAATCGGCTTCAGAGGCAGGGGTCATAAGCGCTTTGTCATTACCTTATAATTTTAAAGGACGGGACATAAAAATAAGCATAACGAAAAATGGCACCATTGTTCTTTACAATCGATTTACAAATCAAATAACAAAAGCGCCTGATATTCCTTCCGAATTGGAATTAGTTATTAATGTCTATCATCAATATATAAAATGAAAAATATCCCCTTATTGAGGGGATATTACAAGTATATTCCGGGATATTTCCACCAAATCGGTGATACTATCTGTATGAATTATAATTTTATCTTTGTGAACTTCTACTCGTTGATCTTCTAGTTTAAAAGTGATATCAAAATTAATTAAATCTTTTCCTGAAATCTTATTCATATATAATCCTATAAAGGGGTTATCCTCAAAAGAAACTGATAAAAAATAATGTTTTTTACGAATATTTAATACCCTTTCAATGTTTTGGAAACATGGAGATATTATTTTGCTGATCATTCTATCTGCCTTATTATAAGTAACGTTTATATCAAATATATGAATCTCTAGTATTCCGTCATTATCAATAAATTCCCACGTTATACCATTTGATTTCATCTCAAGTACTTTTTCAAATGGCTGATTAATCTTTAAATCATTAAGGCCACAATTTAACAATGTTTTCCGTATCGTTTGAATTATGTCTTGATTATTTTCTATTTCATAGTTAACTTTTAAACTCCACAAAGTATCTAAACCACAAAATTTATATTTAATTTTTTGGAGAATCATATAAAATTTATCCCATTTTTCATATAAAATTCTAGTGACAAGCAAGGCCCAACCAGACCATGCGCCTATTAACGCAAAAGTGGTTTCAGGATATGTTACTACAAGTGCCCCCATAATCCCGGCAATAATAACCAAGGCAATTATTGTTGCAATATGAAACTTACTCACAGCCTCACCACCTTTTAGTTATAAGTATAATGCTTATAAGCAGCATTGGCAATAATCCCCCAAATCACGGGGCAATCTTTTTACCATTCAGAGGTGATCATATGTCCTGCATACACTGCTCCCGCGAGCTGCCGCCTGGCGCGGCGTTTTGCGCATTTTGCGGGAAAAAGCAAGTTAAAAAAGCAAAAACAACCAAACGCGCAAACGGCGAAGGCAGTGTCAGGAAGCTACAGGATGGGTCGTGGCTCGCGGAAGTCGTATTGTGGTACTACTGGGATCCTGAAAAAAATCGCATGAAGCCAAAAACTATCTCAAAGTCCGGGTTTAAAAAGAAGGCTGATGCTTCGGCGTATGTTCCTGCTCTGCGCGAGGATGGATACAAGAAGTGGGGTAAAGCGCCGCCTGGTTCAAGGAAAGGGAAGCCGGCAAAAAGACCGGAGACCTTTGAAGAGGTATATGAAGCATGGCTGCCGACTCATACTGCCGGAAAAGGAACGATGGCCGGTTATAAATCAGTATATAAACATTTCTCTCCTGTGCATAAGCAAAAAATGGATGACATCTACATAGATGATCTGCAAGAGTGCATAGATGAGTGCCCGCGCGGAAAGCGAACAAGGGAAACAATGAAAAGTCTGTGTGGATTGATCTATAAATACGCCGTACCGCGGCAGTATGTATCACGTGATCTTATTTTATCTCAATTTATTGTCATCAATATCAAGGCCACAGAAAGCCGTAGGACTGGATTCATGACCGATGAGTTAGAAAAAATCCGTCAGGCTATTGGCAAGGTTCCATATGCAGACTACATCTATTGTATGTGCTATCTCGGTTTTCGCCCTAGTGAATTTGTCGACCTCCGCATAGAAAATTATAATAAAGCCGAGAAATATTTTATTGGCGGTGCTAAGACTGAGGCGGGGAAAGATCGAATTGTTCCAGTTTCAGATAAAATCCAGCAGTATGTAGACACGCTGATAGAAAGCAAAACCAGTTTGTATGTATTCTGTGACCAAAGCACCGGAGAACGGTTTAACCTTCGTAAATTTCGCGAGGATTACTTCGCCCCTGCCCTGGACGCTATCGGAATCAACGAGACAGAGCGGGAAGCGCGACTGCTAACGCCACACTGCTGCCGTCACACATTTGCTAATCTGTTGAAAAATGCACTGGGTGCTGACAAGGATAAACTTTCTCTCATCGGGCACGCCAGCGATGGAATGTTAAGAGAGTATCAAGATGCTGATCTGGAAAGCCTCCGGAAAGTCATTAATACCTTGTAAGCATATCCTAACCACCATCCGAACCGATTCTGAATTAATTCTGAACCACACCCATCTCTACGCTTTTATTGGCTTCTAAAAATTACTTTATCAAAAGCAAAATCCCCAGCAATCTAGCGATTTCTGGGGATTCTTAATCAGCATCCAAAAAGTATCATTTTTAAATTGCTTTAGAAATACAATCAAAACAAAACCCTTATATTTAGCGGGTTCTTGCGCTGTTTTTCTGAACCGGTTCTGAACCAACGACTTTTTGGTGCTTTCGACGCCTCCCAAATGGGCGGCAAAATCATGCGCCAGATGCTTTCTTTCTTGGCTTCTTCTCTTTAGGCTTCGGCGCCAGTGCCTTCATGCTGGCCTCCAACGCGGACATAAGGTCAAGTACGGATCCGCTGCCATGAGGTATTTCTACGGCCTGGATTGCAGTCTCGGCTTTGGCGTCAATGAGCTTCATGACTTGCTCGTGATACTCGTTTACGTATTTGCCGGGATCGAAATCTGTCACCAGAGCCTGGATTAACTGCCGGGCCATATTCATTTCCTTATCGGATGGTTTTACATCTTTAGGCAGATAGGCGTCCAATTCGCTGGAGTTAATTATTTCATCTGCGAACAGCATCGTGGATAGTGTTAGCGCTCCCTCCGCCGGCCTAATCGCCGCGAGGTATTCTTTGCTGCGAATTACGAACTTAGCTATCCCAACTACATTTGATTCTCGCATGGCTTCGAGCAGCAACGTGTACGCTTTAGCCATGCCTTTTTCGGGCACGAGATAGTACGACGCATCATAGTGCCGTGGATCTATCTGTTCAAGCTTCACAAAGTCCGATATTTCAATTACACGACTGGCAGCCGGCGTTATCGTCGCCAGTTCAGCGTCAGTAATAACGACGTATCTATCCAGGGATATTTCATAGCCTTTTACGATCTCGCTTTGCTGTACTTCCTGATCATCGTTGCCGACCTTTTTGTATCGAATTCGGCTGTAATCAGATTTACGGAGTTGGTTAAAGCTGACCGTTTTCTTTTTAGTCGCGCTGCACAAGGAGACCGGAACATTAATGAGGCCGAATGATAACATGCCTTTCCAGATCGGTTTCATGGGATCACCCCCTGTCCCACGATTATATCACATCGAATAATCGAGGTCAGGCGGTATATAATGGCTATTTCCCCTCAACAAACCACTTGCCCTCTTCCTCCCACAGATACCGCTCCTGCCCCAGTATCCGGCAGGTATAACGAATACCCCAACCGCCAGCTTTTAAGGATGCGGCTTTATTTATGCCTAAGACGCGATCTATTTCGAATTTACGGCCGTCTTCCCAGATGACATACAGAGGCTTTGTGCCGGTATTCGGATCATGCTCGGCGATGACCTTAATGTAAATTTTCTTTGGATTAATGGGATTCACGCTGCTCACCTCACGATAAGCATAGAACAAACGTTCGTAGAAGTAAAGCGGTAATACATGGAAAAAGCCGCCCCTAGAGCGGCCACAGCAGAACTATTTTTATTGATACTTATCGATGTACGAAACCGCCGCCCAACAAATCGCCTCCGGCACAGTATCGGCAGATTCCTTTACAGTCTGCACCGGCCTGTCCGCAGTCCACATGCTACAGGAGCGACCGACCGGGCCGCGAAATACAGATACGTTGCAGCCACGTTCCGCCATTGCGTCGACAACTGAAAAAGCGGCCGTTAAATCTGTTGTGTAGGTAGCGGGTTTGCCGGACATGATTTTTCCGGCGATCAGGGCGTTGCGCTCGGTTGGTGACATAGTTTCCCAATTCATGTTATGTACCTCTTCTCCCCGGCTACTGCTGGGGCTCTTTCTTTTGATCCAAATACTCACATAGCAGTTTCTCGATAATCTTGCTGGCATCGGTCTTCTCTTTGATCGCCCGTATTTTCAAGGCTTGAATTACATCCTCGTCAAGCGTCGTCGTAAACTTCACCCGCACGATACCACCTCCTGAAAACATTATAAAATAAATACGTAAATACTGCAATACCCCTATTGACATATACGTATATACGTATTAAAATAAAGGTAGATAATCAATCAGGGAGGTAATCAGGGATGAAAAAATTCACCTTAGGTCAGACAATAATCGGCTTCAATGGCACAACTTACGAAGTGCGAGTACTGCAAACCAGGCGTTTCTTGGAAGAAGGTAAAGAAGTAGAAGTAAATCTGGTTTCCCTTTATAACTCCAAAAGCTCTAAATACCTGGACAGAAAGATTCTAGCCGATAAAGATGGTCACGAATATGTAAATTATGGCACCGGATACGGCAGAGACAGAATACTGAACAAGGTTATTAGGGCATAACGCAGAGTGAGCTATAAGGCCAGCCGGGGGCCTATCTCGGCGAAAGGATGAGCAAAATGGCAATGACAGTCAATGGAATCTCCACCACTACTGAATTAGGACAAGAACAATGGGAAACCATTAAACGCAGTTACGGTGGTCGCCAAAGAAAAACCTATGTATCCTACGACTATAGGCACACAAACGGCAGATTGTTTAGCTGTGTTAAACCTACCCTGGAAGCTTGCCGCTCCGAACGTGACAAATGGATTGCTAATCAATAACCCCGCCTGACGATGGCCTGCCGGGACCAGGCCGAAACTCCCTCCGGGGAGTCGCGGGAACCCGCACCGAGGGATGCGTGCATGCGTCCCCTTTATATAGATTGATCTTTGGAAATTTGATACAATACTACCATGGATGGTGATACAATGAACGAAGGGTATCAATATCAGCAAAAAGTCGTCTATGAATACCTAATCAAGCAGGGTTTGTCTGAAAATGAAGCGAGCTATGTGGTCAATAAAATTTCCAATGCCATCAGGCAGCGCGTCGTGGATAGGGACTGTTGTGATAATTTCAGAATTTCCGTAAACGGAAAAAACGATGGAAAATACAATGCTATCCGTGAAAATGGCTGTTGTGGATTTTGGGATGACAAGGTAACTCTTAAAAGTGGGATCGTTGTAAAGTTTGGATTCAATTATGGACATTAAGCCGCCTACTCAGGCGGCATTTTCTGCCCAAAACAAAAAAAGCCCCGCCTTTCGGCAGGGCAAAATAAGCAATCAACGTTTCGAGAACAATATAGCCCCAGCCCCAATAACCCAAAGCAGCCGTTCCCGCTTCCGGGCGCGCTGCTCTTTTTTAATAGCTGACCGTGCCTCTTTCTCGTACTGCTCGAAGGATTTGTTGATTTTCTCTAATGAGATCTGCATTTGATTGATTAATAGATTGGCCTTCGCTAAGCTGCCGTCGGCCTTCTCTAAGGCTTGATCGGCCGCTGTCAATTTCATCTCCAACAGACTTACGTTGCTGTTCAGTTTTTCCAAGTTCTGTTCTGACCTGGTTAGCTCGCTTTCCGAGATCAGGTACATCGGCTCTGCCGCCATACCAATACCCGACAGCGACACAAGCAATAAGCAGGACAAGAATAATGATAATAATAGTTTTCTTCTCCACATTACAGCACCGCCCACAGCAAAATGCCAACAATAGCTGTGACGGCCGCGCCAGTAATCGCCCCGGCCCGGAAGCCAGGCGCGCTGATAGCGGAGTCAAGCGACTGCAGGCCTGTAATCAGTTTTTTCAACATGTTAAATTCCTCCCTGTTGTTGATACCAGATTGCTTTGCCGCGGATCACCGGAAGCAGCTCATACAGCGCTTGACCGGGGCAAGCAGTCGAATCCTGGTCCCGGTGACCGACTATCGCCGCATGCGGCTCCAGCCCATACGATGTACAGAGATCCGCGCACAGCATAGACAGCGATTCAATCTGCGCCGCAGTCGGCTGCTCCAATTCAAAATTACCGCAGACGTGAATACCGATGCTGTTATGATTGCCGGGTATCGAATGCGCGCCGCGGGACCAAAGCGGCCGGCCACGTTCAATGCTGCCATCCCTGCGGATAACCAGATGATAGCCGATACCCGACCAGCCCTGTCCCAGATGCATGGCATGAAGCTCTTCGGCGCTGTAATCGTCGCCAGCGTTGCCGCCAGTGTGGTGAATGACCAGGAATCTGGTAGACTGGCGGTCGGTCAGAGATGTGAATTGTAGGTTTGTTTCTTTAATATTGATCATGTCCATCACCTCACCTTGATTTAAACCTGTCAAGCAATACGCTTAACCGGCTGCGCAAAAAATCAAGCAGGCCACCAGCCTGCTCTATTCCCGCGTCTCTGAAATTTTCCAGGATACTCAGCGCTTCGGTGGCCGCCAGATAAATCCATACCACCCGGAGCAGTAATGGTGTTTCTCCGGCAATCTGTAGCATGTTGTCCACGCTGATCGACATGATGGTCAAAGCGATATAGAGGATGATCTTGCCGGCAAACCTGTGCTTCATCGCGTCTGAATTAATCTTACCGGCCTTGACCGCCGCGGGGATGTTAAGTATGCACGCCAACAGCCCGCTTTGCTGGCCGCACTCTAAAAGGTATGTATGGCTAATTGCAATCCATCGGGTCACCAGATCAACAAATACCAGCACGACAAACCAAAACAGTGCGCTGCCGTGCATACCGCTGGCAGCAGTAATAATAAAGGCCAGCGCCGTTTTGAACAGCCAAGCGTCAGCCAGCCCCTGGCCGGCTTTCAATATTGCCTGTAATAAATCATCCAGATTCAATACTCCCACCCCCAATAAAAATAGCGCCCTGGGCGCTTACTCTGTAATCAATTTTTCGGCTACTGCTGCTCGATATTCTTCTGGCACGTCAGTTTCAAGCGTCATGCGGCCAGCCTTGACCAAGTAGGCATAGGCCGTGATTTTCCAGCTAATTAGCATTATTTTCCCTCCAATGCATCTAATTTAGCAGACAATGCTAGTATTGCTTCCCACATGTCGGCGGTGTCCTGGTCTACAGGCGGTGTTACCGGCTCGCTGGTTATACTATCGATTCCGTCAATTACAGGTTGTGCCGCGTCAGCCGTTTCCTGATCGATGAAATTTACCGTATAGATGTCACCGTCGATAAATACCGATTCGGGAGCATGACCAGCAGTTATCAAAGAATCATGTAAATCAGCATATTTTGCGCCTGTCAATGTAACAGTCACCATTACGCAAGCACCTCCAGCGCCAAATATGTATTTGCATTTGCTGTGATTATCTTGGCAGCAGTGTCTGAATTTTTGACGTACAACTCAAAGTAATCGTTTTCGGCGACCGGGATAAAAGGAGCAACGACCTGCTGCACTAGCGATCCATTTAACGGGCCGTGTGATGACGCTGCAATACTAGAGCCGTTTTTATAGATAAATACTGCTCTGCCGGTGTTAGCCGTGGTAAAGTTGTCAGGCCATTCTACGCTGCCGATGATGCTAACCCTGTTAACCCCTGCGGGGATTTTTAAACGAGCGTTGCCAGTATCCCAGAAACTGTTAGTATCCAAATTAACTGTATTAAGCGCTATTTTCGCAGTCGTTCCTGCGGCTATACTTTGATTGCCTCCGCTGCCACGGTAAACAGATACACCTTGAAAAGCTGGCCCTTTCCCTGCTACCTCATTCGCCAACTCGGTGATATCGACCAAGCCCTGATTCGTCGGCGCGTCGAAAGCTTTGACGCAGTAAAGAACCTTGATTGTTTTAGGACGTGTCTCTCCATTTATGGGAACCACTCCGCCTGTGTATAACCACAAGTCTTCACCAGACGCAATATACGTGCCAGCAGGAGAATTTAAACACCCAGGCTGTCCTGTTTCACCACTTCCATGGGGCCATGTTGAACCACGAGCATTCTGTAGTACCAAAGTGCTTGCATTATCATTAACGGGACTAATATGTTTATGTTCAATCGGTTGATCAGACTGCCAAGACCCAACTTCAGCCGCTGACCCACCACGAAAATAATCCACCAATCGCGGCAGCCGAAACGTTGTACTACCGTCACCGCTGCTGTATGCACCCACCGACGACTGCACCGCTGCCTGTGCCTGCCATGCTGCTTCCGTTATTAGCGGCGCATATGCCTGCACCCAGACCCAAAGCTGCGGGTATGTTGCGCGGCTAACGAGAGCGCCGGTGTCCAGTGCCAACCACCCAGGTGGAGCTGCATTTGCAAGCCACGCTTTTATGCTGCCGACTTGCTCACCTGCGCGTATATCCCGGACAACCCAGGTTGCAGTACCATCGGTAACCGTTGCGCCTACCTCAGGCCATACCGGCTCTATGGCCGCTGTAATGCCTGCAGTGGTGCATTCCATATACTTGTAACTGGCTGCGGTTTCGCTATAAATAATATCGCCAACGGAATAAGCAGTTAATGCTCTCCATTGACGACTTAAATTGTTAAGAACCTGCAGTTTTAGATGCATGTCGTTAAACATCCAATTAAAAAGCCCTTCTGACGGAGGAGCCTGTCCGAGGAATCCAAAACCCTGTTCAAATTGTCCGTCTGTTGGCTGCGTCAGGGTTCCTCCTGTCGACCAAATTTTGCTAAAGTCCATAGCCGTAATGTACCCCCCTTTAAAAATCTTTTGCCAAAGCACCTTTCCCAAATCCTAGATAACCCTGGTTTTGTTCCGAAAATCCGAACGTACCACCTTCCGGGAAATGTGATTTAAACGCCACATCAACCCCGCCGGCGCGAATTAAAAGGTTCAAGGCATTGGTCAGTATAATCTCCGCATCCGTTAGCGTTTTCCCGATTGCTATCATTATTTTGGCATTGCCTATCTCGGTCACAACTATCTTTGCGCCATACAGTTTATATAGGTTTTGTATAGTATTTTCTACTGTGCCGTCAGTAGTGTTTTTAGCAATCTTTTGCCAAAGCACCTTTCGGTACTCCTCATCCGCTAGTACCGCGCTAGATAAGTAGCTTTCACGGTCTTTCCTGATTCGCCCCTGATTAAATCCGGTTGCAACAATCTGTCCCGCAAACCCGAAAAACGGAATCGTAATCGCTTTGCTGATTCGTCGGCTCTGATCTACTATGATTCCGCACCCGTCGAGCTGTACGCCTTCTGCAGTATCAATCCAGCGTTTATTTTGCAGATCAGAAAACACTTGCGACAATAGGTCGAGCTCAACCCCTAATGCGTCTAATAGACCGTGAAGGTTCGGCGAGTGGGAAAACTGCATCAAGAGGCGGGCAATCATCTTCTGCCCATAGGCACTAGTAGCCATTATGCAACCGTCACCTCGATTCGCGAAGGATCGAACACGGCAAGAGATCGAACGGTAATGGGAATGTTTGTCGCGCTGTAGGTCGTTCCGTTTGTCGATCCTTCCAGTTCAATATAGCTAATCCCTGTTACGTTCTGGATGATATAGGCGGACAGTTTTTGCAGAATCACGTCTTGACCGACTGTCTGGTTATTGCCTTGCGCTAACAGGTAATCAGCGATAGTTTGCGGCGCATCCCCTGCGAGTTCGCTTTCTGCGTCGGCGTGGACAGTGCATCGCAGGTAAACTTCAACGTCTGTTGGGCGGTTGAAGTGCATGGTATGTTCTATGCCCTGGCTGTCGGTGACTTCAACGCCAATACTGCCGAACGTATCAATGCCGCCGGCCTTTGTTTGCCAAATCATCTTGGCAATGTCTTCTTCGTCCCCGCCTTGGACAACCGCCTCTATGCTGTGCGGGGGGCGACCGTCACCGTCGGCTGTATCGGAGGTGTTTTCAAAGACTATTGCCGCTGTGACGCCGGTAACATTTTCAATCAAATTTGCCTGGATACTTTCGATCATAGCCATTCCCTGTGCCGAAACTGTGCCGGAATAGCGTTGCCGCAGTTCGGTGTCTGTTTCCAAATCACGACCCGGATAGGCGGCGCTTTCGTTGCTGGCCGCAGTCCACCCAGCAATCTGAGAGACAATGTTTGTCACCGTGCCAATAGCAGGGTCAAGCGAGCCTGTATCCGCTGCGTAAAACTCCACAGGGCTACCAACATTAACGATAGCCATGGTGGTGGAGCAACTTACTATCTTGCCGTTGATCCGATCCGCCTGAGTATAGATAAGTACGTTGTTTGTTATGCTGGCGGACCATCCAGACGGAACGCCTGATGTTAGCGCCACCAGCACGCTGTTCACGGTATCACCGCCGCCGGCTGTTTTGGTCAGCGTAGTGCCGTCGATAGTCACACTATAGGTATACCCTGACGTGACACTAGCCAACGTCACCGCAAGCGTCACGGCGTTTGAAAGGCTTATTGTGTTTGATTCGGTAGTCTCATAATAGCCGCTATCCGTCCCCTGGATTTGCGCGCCGACGGTAATTACTGTCCCCGGGATCCCGTAGCAAACCTCGTAAAGCTTGGTTTTCTGGGCATTAATTCTGGTAATACCCGCGAATCCCACCGAATTTGACATGCTCACTCCGTTGGCAGTATTTGGATACATGGCGTTGTATTGATCTTCGGCCACCTGCCAAAGGTCATCGATCGCCGCCACGAAAACGCCAATAGCCTGCCCGATAACGCTGTTCGGCTTTGTGCTAATTGCAACGCCGACTGCAGCCGATAAATTGCTTTCAATATCCGATTTGATTTGATCTAAGCGCTTTCTGACAAAGCCATTAACGGTAACGCCGTACTCAGTCGCCATATCCTAACACCTCTCTATCGGTAACAAGTCCATAAGTCGTTTCGGCCACAAAATCGACGGTTAACGTTCTGCTTTGGCTGTTCAAGGTCAAAGATAAGGAAGTTACAGCAGCCACATCGTCAACGTCAAGGATTTGCTGGCGCAAGATATTGCGGATATGACCTAGGCTCGGGTTTTTAACCAAGATATCTTCCCAATATGGGACGCCGTATATCGTATCCAGAAACCACTCGCCGAGAAATGATTTAAGCTTTATTTTTACCTGTTGGGCAATTCTCTCGGCGTTGTCAATCAGCATTAGATCGCCGTCAACAAAAATAAGGTCATGGTCTGCGGCAGACAAGGCAAAATCATACATGCTAAACCTCCTTTACTCGGGTGGCCCGGTAACGCTGCCGATACTTTCCGGATGGATATGACCAAGGAACGATATCCCCCCGATAATCAGATCCGTGTTAATGCTGGCCGGTCCGTTCTCAGGGATGGAAAGGACGCAACTGCCATGTTTTATCTCGATTGCGCTGTTATTCGTCGCCCTGGTTGGCTTCATGCCGACAAAGGCGGCGCAGTCTGTCAGGTCGTACTTGCGCGGATCTTCGCTTTCTCCGCCTAGCAGCCAGTCGTCTATGCAGCGCTCAGCAAAAACCAGCCAGCAGTCGTCACCGGCTTTAATGGGGTATGTAATCGACGCATTGCCCCCGCTTGGAAAATAAACCGGGACATTAACAATGACCGGAGCGTCCAGCGTCCGGCCATCGGATACCTTGCATTTTATTGCCGGTTGTACGCTGGCTCTGCCTGTGCCAGGGTCATAACTGATGATCTTGCCGGGGGCAGAGGTGTGAATTCCTGATACTATGCCTTTCGCCAAATCAACAACGGCCTGCATTGTCTGGTTGTTACTCATCTTCATCCACCACAATCAACTCCTGTTCGGTGTACCATTCATTGCCGTGGGTATCACCTGAGTGTTTCAATGTTTCCACTCTAAACCATCCTGTCACCGTATCGGATTCAACCCTGACCAAATCGCCGGGGTTAATAGTCGGCGCCAGTAGCGTAACGATCTTCCACCCGGCTTTTTTCTCCGCTTTCTTCTTCTTGACCTTGCGCTTCTTTTTGGCAGTTTGGTCAGGACGTTTGACAGCTTTTATAATCCTCTCAGGGCTGTCAATAAGACCGCTGGACGGAGAAAAGACCAGAGCCCTAATATTTGTACTGCTGCCGTCCATAATGGCCTGTAGAACGTTATTTTGAATGCTCCACGTTGCGCCTGATGCGTCCAGGACTTTGTTGAGGCATTCTCGTCCCTGTCCGACAAAAGAAAATCCTGCCGGGTATGATGCGAGTTCCACGTCAGGGGCAATCTGCGCAACCAGACCCATCTGCGCGGTTACATCGGATACGATCTTACTGCCGGCAACCCCCGCGGAATAGCCAAGCGATACAACCGTATCCCGGATAGCGATTTGCCCGTCTGATAGTTCCAACTCAGTTACTCTTTCCGGCCCTTCCCTGCGCGTTGTCGCGTAGGTAACTGCGCCAAGAAAAATACGCCGCAGGCCTATGTCCTCGGCGTATCCTACCTGTAATTCGCAGATTAAGTCGTCAACCTCTAACTTCCCCCTGGTCGCTTCCGAAAGGTTATAGATTTTGATTGACGACTTATTTGTCTGCTGGGTCAGGTCCTTATCGATATCGAACTCAATCCGTAGGCTATCGTTTTTACCGTCGGACTCAATGACAATACCCTCTTCGCCTTGAACCCCAGCCATGAGGCGAAATATACGGTTAAATTGCATTGATTTCAGCCTCCGTGACGTAAACCAGAATAGCTTTGCTGTTGGCAAAGTCCTTGCGGCTTACGGTTTGAATTGTGGTGTCCATAGTAATTATCATGAGCTCGCCGGGAGGCAAGCCGGGGCGGTGATAAAGCTTAAGCAAAGGATAGTCTGGCACAGACTTGACGCCTTCAAGCAGCGAAACACCGCTGTCGCTGCGAATGCTTAACGTCCAGTAACCGCCTGCGTCGTTATAGAGCATGCGGATTTTATATTGCGTGCTATCCAGAGTAGCAGTAAACACAATATCATTCGCATCTAAAAAGGCTATTGTCTGCATTGCATTAACCTCCAAACGCCTTGGATATTCCTTCTAATGCTCTTTTGGACATAGAGGCCCTTCGGCCAGAATCATCCGGCGCGTTATTTATTTCCTCCTGCGTAGCCGTTCCGCCGTTCGCTTCCGTCTCTCCTGCCCGGTTGATCATGGACAGGTCAACAATGTTTTGCGGAATATCGGTTGTTTTGACCTTTACCCGCCGGATTTGAGTAAACTCGCAGGGAATGCGGATCAGGTTCTTATTTTCTGCAGTCCGAGGGAACCTCGCCGAAGTCATGACCATGTTTTCCCATGCGTTGGATGGTGTAATAATCGTAATAGGCTGAGCGTTTTTATAAATCTGCTCAAAGGCGGTTAGGGCATTACTTACCTTGTCAGTAGATTGCCCCAGCCTGTCAAGCCACGTGACCGGGCTTTGCGTGATTCCAACGACCATAGAAACCTTTACGGGCTTTCTGATTACGTGGTCAGCCACCGGAAAGCCGTCCTCTACAGGATGCTCAGTCACATCGCTTTCAAGGCTGTATTCCTGCTCTACCAAGATATCAACTTCGATACTGCCGATTTTAGTGGGGTTTGTAAGATCAGAAAAAAATATGCTCGATGTCGCCATTATCAATCACTCCATGATGGAATAGAATATTGTAAATTTCGAGCTAGCTTATCGCTGTTTGATCCCGTGGCTTCCGCCGTCGCATTCCCAACTTGGTTGGCGAGCTGCGGTCCTGCCCCAGCAATGTTCTGTTCAATATGCGTATCGCCATTGCTATTTATAATTACGGTTCTTGCGCCGCCTGAACTGGCTAGACCGGCAGGGCTTACGCCATATGAACCCATGCCCCCAACGCCTCCATTGAAGTTTATGCCGGCAATCTCAGCCAACTTCTGCCCAGCCCATCCTAGCTTTGAGAGGACATATCTCCCTATAGCGCCGCCAATCTCTGAGAGGACGTAGATTGCAAAATCAAGCAGATTCCCAAAAACTTTTTTCACAGTTTCGATTGCTCCTGAAAAATCACCGGTGAAAACCTGTGTCCAAAAGCGAAGCGACAATATAAACTGGTCGATTAGGAAGTTCCACGCTGCCAGAAGCAAATCAAAAAATAATTGTCCTTCGTTACTGATTTCGCCCCACTGATCGATAAAAAACGTCACAAACGCGCCGATCAAGTCGATCATGCCGTAGAATATCTTTTGTGCCGTTTCGCCGATTTTTTGGAACGCTGGTCCCAGTTTATCAAGCGACGGTATAAAATTAGCCTTGACCGCTTCAGACAGGCGATTAAAGCCGTCAATAAACGGCTGCAGGTAAGTAATTGCCTTTGTTTTGACATCTTCCCAACTACCGAGCCAATCACCTAGAACGGATTCGCCGCCGGTTATCCAATAGTACAAGTCCTCGAACGCCAACACGATTAGCGCAATAGCAGCAGCAATCAGTGCCGCTTTCCAAAACAAGGGATTAAGCATTAGCATCAAGGCGGCTTTCCCAACGCCTGCAATAGCCAGCGCAACACCCTTGAGCATAATAATTAGTCGTGGCAGATACGTCACGGGGTGAGCAAAAATAAACATTGCCAACTTCAAGCTTGCCAACGACAAAATTAATAATTTTATTGCATTGCCAAAACCGCCGACAAGTTTAGTCGTCCGTTCAACTGCCCCAGCAATTCCGTCAACTGCCTTAATAATCCCTTTAGCGATATGTTGAAATACGTTTGTTTCCTTGTTCAATCCAAAGATCAGGCTTCCGATACGGTTCAGCGAGTAGGTCACAGATTGCTCTATTGTTACAGGCATTCTCTCGAATTCTTTATCCATCTTGGCTTTAGCCTTGAGAATAGCTTTAAATACGCCTTCGGCAGTCAGTTCGCCATCGGCGCCCATCTGTTTCAGTTTGCCGACCGTCACGCCGTAATATTTCGCCACCTCATCCATCAGTACTGACGCGTTTTCGCCTAAAGATCTGAGCTCGTCACCTTGCAGTCGTCCAGAGGACAGCGCCTGACTAAGCTGTAATATAGTAGCCTTTGCCTCTTGCGTACTAGCCCCGCCGACAACAAGTGCCTTGTTGACAGTCTCTGTTACGTCCAAAACGTCCTGTTGTGACGCGCCAAGCTGCGTAGCATTCCTAGCCATCTTAAAATATAAGTCACCCGTAGCTGCATACTCCTGCCGGGTCTTCTGTGCAATACCAAAGACCTTTTGCTGCATAGCCGCTTGTTCTTCTGCTGATTTGGTCACAAGCCCAATTCGCGCATTGACATTAGTCCATTCGTCGCCAATCTTTACGACTTCGCCTGCACCAAGCGCCAGGCCAACAACCGCAGCCATCCTGCCAAGAACACCGATAGCGGCAGTCGCACGGTCTTTAATATTAGCAATCCCCTGGTCAGCCCTTCTCAGTTTGCTTTCGTCCAGGCTGAACCCAAGGCCAATAAGTAATTCTCTAACGACCATGTATCACATCTCCTTTCTAAAGGGCATAAAGAAACCCGCCATTAGGCGGGTTTGTACTTAATATTTCGGCCTTGCGTCAATCGTTTCTTTGTTTTCTCGGATGTATTTTTCTATAACCCCATAGGGAGATTGATTATTATATTTTTTCCATTTATCGCCTCGCGTATCTCCTGTCACCCATTCGCCGTTCTCGTCGAAAGCGGCAAACGACAACAATCTGGCAATGCTTTCGTTAATGCTAAATTCATTCGTACTTTCCATAGTGGCAACCTTTGACCACACGTCTTGCTGTTTCTTCGCAAATTCCGGAGAAAAGGTATGCTTAATTTTAACCTTGTAGTTTGTTGGCTGGAGTGTAAATTGCTGGATGGTATCCGATTCAAATAAAAACTTGAATTCTGGATTCGCGGTTTTAACCTCGACCCACTCAGCAGATGAAATTCCCGGGAAAAACAAAATAGTAACAACAATGAGCAGTTTCCCAATTGTCGATTTAATATATTTCCCCAAAGCATGTCACTCCTTTTTTGCCATCATTATACCATATTCAACCACCTCCGACTATAATCTCCAACAAAAAGGAGCCTTTCGGCTCCAATTGCTCCCCTTCTATTTATTCGCTACTAGACGCAAGCCTTCGCGTTCGATAAGAGGCAATATACCCTTCTTGCCTTTAAGAAGATCGTAAATAAATAACCTTCCTTTCTGCGTCCAATAAGTATGGAACTTGTTCCGCTCGTCGTCAATCACGTGTGTTTTGCTCTGAGTGTATCCTTTGTCAGCATATTTCTGATACAAAAGCCACACATCGCCTTGCTTATACTGGATGCTCAACTCATGGAGCAATGCATTCAGAGCAGTCCCTGACATACCGTAATCCTTCGCTATTTTAGTTATTGCCAGCAAAGACTTGTTCTGTAGGACTAGATCGTAATAAGTAGCCTTCGGAGATAACTCATTAATTATTTGCGATTGTTGAGCACTTTGGAGTTCAAGGCGTTTTGTTTTCTCGCGTTCTTCCTTTAGAGCCGTAAATGTTTTGATCATCAAGTCGGGATTGTCAAGCAGTTCCTCTACTGCATACATTCCGTGCCTGCGAATAGCCGGCAATACCTCGTGTGTTACCCAACGTTTGAATGCTTTCGCTTCAGGTTTGCGGCTTCCTAGAACGAGGTTGTATAGGCCGGGCTCATTAACGACTTGAACTTCCTGGTTTCCGCCAAGGGTGTCAATTGAGCTTACACCCTTTTCGTCATCATCTAAGCGATCAAGAGCCATTCGGCTATTGCTATGTTCCAAAATATCACACACGTCTTTAGCCACAAACCAAGGAGCGCCTTCAACCGTTACCGTTCTAACTGCATTGCCCTGATACTCAAATACCTTTTGTAGTTGATTGCTCATTTTTAAACCTCCATTCATTTAAATATTTAGGGTCAATAATATACCTGCCATCCTCAATTTCTATCCACTTCGCTAGTCCGTTAAGGCTTTCGATGATTAGCATGTCATTCATGCTCCTGCCTCCATTCGTCCACATATGCCGGGTCAACAATGTATGTACCATCGGTGAACTTCACCCATTTGAAAAAACCTTGCAAATTATCGAATGTTACATTGCTCATATGACTGCGCCTGCTTTCTTTTCTTCGACAATCTCTTGAAGAATCATTAAGACGACTAAATCTAACAGCAGGTCATCGTTTCTGGTCATAATGTAGCACCTGCCTCTTTTTCGCGCTTCATTTCAGACATTACATCCAACAACCAGAGGCGCGCCATGATTTCAACCAGCGATTTGTATTCGGGAATAGCTGTTTTGGTCATAAAAATACCTCCATCATGCTAAACCTTGCAGATAGAGGGTAAAACATGCTATACTTATAGCAAGTAAGCCTCTTCTGAGGTTTGCGGGATTGGAAGTCCGTCAGGTGGGCAAACTTGAAACGGGCTTCCTTTTATTTTGGGGATTTTTCCAGGTCAGATTTTATAAGTGAGATAACATAGTCTTTGAGGGTAATTCCCTCCAAGGCTATTTTTACTTTTATCTGCTTATAAAAATCTTCATCAACCTTGAAATTGATGGTTTTTTCCATTACATCCCTCCTTGATACAATATTACAACATTACATTATATATTGTCAAGAGGGATTCCCAAAATAAAAGGAAGCGTTATTTTCTTTTTCCCGTGCCGTTCTTGTCCTTAACTCTCGCGTCATCCATCGCCTGATTTTGAATATCTGTCTGCATACCCAGGATTGCGTTCATTTTCTGCAGATCAACGAGGGTTATCTCGCCTGATTTAACCGCCTCCAAGCGGCACAGCTTAGCCGTTATTGGCTTCCAGATGATAAGCTGTTCGGCCACGTCTTGCCGGAGAGTGCCGGGGATATTCACCGGCTTATCCTTCCGCTTGCTAACCCAAATTGGATTAGCTAAATTATAAAAAAATCGCTGTAGTTCACCCGCAGCACTTGCCAGGCCAGTTCGAACATGCCTTTCAGTTTGCCGTTGTAGATTGACGCCAGTGCGGCCCTGTCGAGTTTTTTTACCTTATCCTTGTCACCGTAAGGACCATAGCTAATATAATCGCCATTGAGGATACGAGTAAGCAGGTCGTTCAGTTTCGCCCCGCTAACCGCCGCAGACAGTTGTTTTAATGCATTTTCTACGTCCAGTTCTTTGCTCAAAAGATTAGACAGAGTAACGGATTCTTTTTGTGCCGGCGCTGTTTCTTCGTCGCCATCTGCGGCGCCAAGGTTCGTTTTCCCAAGCGCAGCCCCTAATGCAGGCAGAACCGTCTTTTGCAGATCGCCCAACAAATCAAGTGATTTGAAAGGGTCCATAGGGCGAAGGTAAAACGTATATTCGCCCTGATTAAATTCCGTGATATCCATTAATCATGCCCTCCTACAAACAAAGTGCCGTCAGCGGTATTCAGAACCCATTCCGTATTTCCTCCGCTGGCGTCGTTGGTCCGGTTTACCTCCGGATGCTTGGTGATCCACGCCTGCGAGGCGAAAAACGTCGTTCGGCCTGACAGGTCTTTTACCAGGAGGGGGAGAATTCCATCTCCCTTGCTCCTGTCGCGGGCGTGAATAATTGACAATTCATCATTGCTGGAACTTGATTGTTGCAGTGGAATCGTGACCTCGTGCCGCCGGTCTGGAGACAAGGTTCTGACGACCTGCCCGTCGCAGCCGACGACGGAAGTGATCCCGTCACCCATCGGCGATATAGTGATTATGCTGTCTTCGGAGAATCCGTGAATATTCAAGCCGCCAAGGGAAACAAGAACCTTTTTCGGATCATATGTCGGCATCCTTTACACCCCCTCTAAAATTCATAGGTCAGACTACCGGTAATTTCAGCAACGTGGATTGCTCCGGCCAGACGCGCAGAAAACGTCATATCCTCCAGGATACGACTTGCCTTGGTATTCGCGCTGATGCTAGCGGCCAATGGCACGCTAATGACATAGCCGGGAATTTCGTTGTCGTCTTCGTCATATTCGGTCGGCGCAATGCCGCCACGGCGCTGCCCGAGTTCCAACGCTTCGGCCATTTTTGCTTCAATGGTGGCAATGCCGTCGTCTGTATATGGCACCTTGTCGCGGTTGATCAGCAAGTTAAAGATATTGACCTGCATTTCTTCCTGCAACCAGTCCCTAAAACGGATAACGTCAATCCATTCACCTGCGGCTACCTTGCCGGTCTGGGTAATCGAAACGCTATCGCGGAACGACTCGAAGGTATTGCAGTTCTTGGATTTAGCGGCCAGGAATTGTGTCTCAGTCAGGCGGTCGGTAGTGACTCCGGCCAGTTTCTTGTTTGCCCACGTTTCACCGCCAGGCAACACCGCAAAGCACCGAGCCATGCAAGCCAATTCGGGGAAGTCTGTGGCTGCGTCTGCATGGTAAAAACTGTATGTCCGGTAGTAATTGCCTTCTTTTAGCAGATACGGCGTATCCGTGGTGGATGCTGCGGAAATGGCTCCCGCCTCAGAAACAGCAGTCCCGAACAGTTTTCCCTCGGCTTCGGCCCAAGCGGCCACTGCAAGGATATCGGCAGACGTGCGGCTGGTAAGCCCCAAACCATACCACTGATTATCTTCTTGAACGATTGCTGCCAGCGCAGCAGCCCAAGAAGCGTCGGCCTCTTTCTTTTGTCCTATCTTTACATAGCGCGGGCGCGGCGTCTGGCTTAGCGCATCGCGCACGGCCAAATAAGCGGCGTCAGTATCTGTAAATCCGTCGTCCAGCATCGCACTGGCAGACGTATACGTTACCACACGGCTTGATTCAACGACTTCCGGGCAAAGAATCAGGATCGTGTTAAAATCCTTTTTGTTAATGCCAGTTGTCTGCAAACTAATTTGCACGTTGGCAATTCTGGTTATATCGGCCATTATTGCACCCCTTTCGTAGTAATGTTGACCTCGACCTCTGCCGGGTCTGTTTCGTGTATAGTTGGGTCCCGTTCGCCCAGTTCGCCAGTAACAATGACGGTAGTAATGTAGCCGGGTTCGTCTTCTATCGACCTGCCGTACGTAACATACAGGTCAATATTTGCTCGTTCTTCCCAACTGCGGCCGTCAAGTAATGCGGTTAAGTCCTGCGGAGCTTCGGCGCGCGGGAACGCAATGCCGGCAGCAAAACAGCGGTCTACAATCGTAGGCCGCTGCAACGCTGTCCAGAGCATATTTAATTTGTCGATTGTGCCGGTCCCGAAAGCATTCACGGAAAGGGTAGCCTCTTTCTGGCTAACCACGTCGAGAATGCCGGAGCCGTCTTTTCTGCGCCGGACCTCAGTCCCTGTTGTTCGCTCGGTCGACAATCGCAGGCTGATATATGGGTTAGACGGTTTGGGCGCGTTTTGGTAATCCCAAATGCATTTCGTGTTGCCGGTTAATTCCCTGACAAGCGGCAAGATGAAGGCTTTCACCTCTGCGTAGGTCAATTGGCTTTCACCTCCACCGCCAGGGATTTATAATGACTGATTACGCCCATTTGATAGGAATCGCAACCAATCACTTCCCACGGTTTCCCCTGCCATGTCACAAGGTCGGCATTCTGCCCAGTCGTTTGTTCCGCAGGTAATAGTTCGACGCCGGAATAGATTTTAACGGCGCGGCTATTTCTGCGGCCTTCTGGCAAGGCGTCCATTTCCTCTATTCGCAGAGGTTGGATGCTCATAGAGATTGTCAAGGTTTCCGCCGATCCTTCCACCCAATTCCCAGCGTCGTCATAATGCCCTGGTGGTGTTCTCAGTACCGAAAAAGGTTTTCGAAAACTGCTCATTGGTTCACCTTCCCGCTGCCGCGCTTACGGACTACATAACGGATTGATTGACGCATGCGGCCTGTGTCGACAAGGGGGGTTGTCGCGCCTTCAAGGCCCGTTATTTTATTCATTCTTTTACCCATGTTTTTACTCTGACCATCACCGATATAACGAGCGGCAGCACGAAGTATTCCGTGACGAGATTTTGATAATTTCTTAAACACGGTATATGGAGCATTCGGGACAAACGGACCATCAACTATTTTCCTTTGGACGTCTTTTTGAACTTTTTCACCGAGTTTGTTAAGGACCTCGGTGATTTCAATTTTCCCGTCGACAAAGCGTCCAACCTGCGTATTTGCAGTCCTCCGCCAACTAAGCTCTTTTTCGTCACATGTGTCCCTCATGAATGGGCGAGCAGGAATATTTCTTTCCGGTAAACCAAACTCTTGAATTCCGGCAACCCAAGCAACATCATGCTTTCCGTCTTTTGTTTTGTCGCCCGCTTGCAACCCAACTGTAACTTCGCTGTCCTTCATCTCTGCCAATCCCTTTAGAATCCGGCCAAAGCCGCGGTCAATGTCCCTGATTGCCTTTGCCACGCCATCACCCCATCCTCGTTAGAATCGGCGTGATAACCATCCGGCAGATGCGCTTGTATTCCAGTCCGTAGGCGGTGCGTTCCAAGTTATCAGTAAAACTGCCGCTATTGGAGTTATTGCCGTTATCGGAGTAGCTGCGGGACATGTCGCCCTCTTTCTCAGATGTCACCCTGCCGCCAGTAGACGCGCCGCTATTACTGCCAGATGCGACAATGGTCGCCTGCCACGAAAGCCAGTGAGCGGTGAGGTAGGCAAGCGCTTGGTTATACAACTTGCCAAATTTATCCTCGCTAATCATCGGAGATACGAGATCAAAAACCATGTTGACCGTTTCGTCGGTTGTGGCGGCGAATTCAGGAGCTACAAGCCGGAACGCTTCCAGCGTTGTCATGGCACTAGGCCCCGGCTTCTGCAGTTTTGATAATCGCCAGAATGTCAGCCTTTGACTTGGCCGTGCCAATGTCAATGCCCTTTTCTGCAGCATAGGTTTTCAGTTGGGTAGTGCTCATGGCGTCGATTCCCTCTGCGGTTTCGGTCAGTGCCAGTTTTCCCGCCTCGATGTAGGCGGCAATCATCGGGTGATTGGTTTCTTCGTCAGTTACTTCCACCGACTCGGCGCCAGGAATAAAATTATTTTTGCCAAGGCAAATAACGCCTTTGCTGGTATTTTTGATATACTTAGCCATACTTAGCACCCCTCCGCTTTCATGATTGATAATGGATAATAAACGAGAACGCCTGCGCAGCGGGAATGGCACGGCACTTCGTATTCCAGACCCTTTGTCTGTACCGGGAACTGCTCAAACAGTTGCGGCAGTTCCAGCGTCAGTTTCTCCGGCGACTTATTATAGATCATGCAAATATCCTTCCCGCCAGTACCAGCGCCAACAAATTCCGGTACAATCTGTATGTTCTTCACGTAAGGATTTTTTGCCATGAAAAAATCAAGAATAGTCGTGTCGGAAGTGGACGAACGTGGCGTACTAAAAAGATAGGCATGAGTAGTGTGACCGACTAACAACGTGTTCGGTATTTCTTTGTTCTGAGTCAGTTCCAAAATTTTAGCAACCATGCCATTTAGGTCCCTTATTACCTGGTCCGGAGTTTTATCAGAAAACTTCGTGCTGCTTCCAGTTCCATCAGCGGGCAAGGTATAAGTGGAAATGTTAGGATGGTCAATTAAGCCAACTATACCGTGCTCTTCGTCGCCAAAATAAGCAATTCGATTCACGGTTTCATCGTTGGCCCGACGGGCAGCGTCCGCCTTGCGTTGCTCCAGAGGTTTCCCGGCCATGCGAGAAGCGCGAATATCTTGAACGGAAAATCCATAGCTAACGCCGATAGATTTCACATCAGCAAAGAATTTCTTGCCTCTCAGATCAACGCGGGGAAGGTCGGTTGAATAGTTGGAAATGATTTTAGCAAATCCTACTCGATCATATTGATAATAGGCAATAGTTTCCGCACCCGCGCCGGCTGTACTGTCAACAGGGATAACCTGTTGGGCTGTTAAATCAGCATAAACCTTGTCGTAAGTTCGCGCTTTTACAGATTCAAGTTCCTGAGCGAAAAAAATTCCTTCATTCGCATCAGCCCTCAAGTTGCCAGACGCTTCAATAATAGCCAAGTCAACTTCGTCATATCGTTTTTCCATTCGTGCAATCGCCTCCTTAATTTAGTTCCACGACGGCCAAGCCTGCGCCGGTGGTCGAAGTAATGAATTTAGCGCCGGTAATTGCAGACGCAATCGGGCCAGCACCAGCAGCAGCGGCCCATTTGCCTTTATTGGCACCAGAGAATACAAGGAATGCGCCATTTCCGGCAGTAACCGCCTCAATAACAGGAACCCAAGCCCGGCCTTTATTCAGCACCGGAACTGTCTGCTCGTCCTTGTAGATTACGTTGCCGTTTTCGTCCTGCTCTTTCGCTTGCAGAAGAGCAATGCCAGCTACTACAGCGGTAGTCGCAGCGGCAAGTTTAACCTGTTTTTCCTTGTCCGTTCCCAGGATCACGCCAAAACCAGGATAGACGTCATCAGTTTCTACTGCGTAGGAATCGACTCTCCGAAAGGAAATGTCATAAAGAGTTCCGGCAATGGCCGGGTCCATATAACGGCTGTAACTGGTCTGCATAATTATTTGCCCCCTTTTTCGTCGCCTTTGTAGGCGTTTTTAGCGCGCTCAATCATTTTTTGACGGCGACCTTCGGCAGAATCTTCCTCTGCATCGGCTCGCTTACTGGTTGAATATAGTTTCTTGCGCTGCTCGGCCATGCTATCGGTCCGCTTCTCGGCTTTAGCCAGGTCGAAGGCGGCGTTGATATAGTCGTCAGATTTGCCGGCAGGGTCGAAGCCATCACCATGAACAGCCTTGATAACGGCCAGTTTGATATCCTTGTCGGTTAATTCGTCGGCTTTGTCGATACGGAAAGTACCGGCAATCTGCAGCAGATCGACACGAGTCTTTACCGCGGCGTTAATGCTGTCAGCAGCATCCTTGCGTACTTTTTCCAGTTCGACTGGGTGAGCATCGACCTTTACTCTCAAGGTGTCGCGTTCGGCTGTCACGGAGTCAAGCCGCTTCTGAGTATCTTTTCCTGCAGTTTCGGCCTCATCAGCTCTCTTGGTTGCCTTATCCAAGGCATTAATAATTTCGGGTGCGGCTTCATACTCAATGCCGTCTAGTCGGTGTTTCATTATGTTTTTAACCTCGCTTTCATTTTCATAGATTTCGTCCCCGTCAAGATTCAGACGGGCTTCTCCACCGGCTCTCGCCGCTGGGACAACAGATAAATGATTGATCACAATATTGCGCTGGATGTAGTCGTATTTCTCCCCTTCGGGAGTAACACCAGGGCTTGCTTCCACATCTAGGCGATAGCCAAGAGACAACTGGCGATTACTCCCCATAGCCGCAGGATCGTGAATAACAATGTCGCCTAGCACCTTGTCTCCATCCTGCCTGCCTTCGCTGACCATTGTTCCAACCGTAACCCGGCGCGCGTTCTTTGGTGTGACTTCGCCCTCGGTAGGGTGTCGGATAGTAATGGGCTTACCCTTGTATGACGCCAGGCTATCCGCCCGAAAGACCTCTTCCGGTGGTCGGTACTCTCGCCGCGCCGATCCATCAGGATTGCGGTAAACAAAAACCCCTGTCTTTGTCAGAATGGGGCTATCATGCAAAAAGCCGTCAGCGTCAATTCTAGCGGACGGTAAGGTTATACTGTCATAGCGTTTTACTGTCAAATTCTCACCTCCTTTCGGGCATAAAAAAACGGCTATTCGCCGCTAAGACTTAAACTCGTACTTCATCCTTCTAAGCACAAACTGGCTCATTATCTTGAAACTATTTTGTGCGTTTTCGGCTGAAACAAGTTTCAGTTTTATTCCTGCCAATAATGCCATTTGATAAACCTTAAACGTAAGCCACACCCAGTTAGGCCACCATATCCGTATTACAGGGAGTTTCACAGATCAACACCTCCTTGAAGCGATTCAACGTTAATCACCGGCAAAGCCACACAGCGGCAGGCTATCTCCAATCCAGGCGGCTTGCCGTTGACTAATTCAAGTACCTTGATTGACTTTCCGTCTCGACCGTTAACTACCTTTTCAGCCATGCCGCTACCCGGCCAAGCATAATATTTGCCTTCGCGGTCTGCGTGGCTATCACGAACGCGAGAATCCCTGCTTGAACTCCACTCATAAACGCCAATCCCGGCGCCCATTTGCCTTTTTTCGGTTATCAGTCCATTTAGCGAGGCGGTCTGATCACGCGCAATCAGTTGCGCCCGCCGACTGGTTACGCCATACAGATTTTCAATCTCTTTCCCCATGTCTCTGGCGAGCGTGCCTTCCGACAACCCCCGGCTCACAACCCCTTGCAACTTTCCGAAGTATTCATCCGGGATTGTCTTAATCAGCCTAACATTCTCAGCCGTCCATTCTTCCATGATCCTTCGCAAGTCCGGGTCTGGCAAAAAGATATCAACCCGCAGGGCAGACCGCAGAACATCGTAAAATTCGCCCCTGTTAAACCCTCTAACCTGTTCGGCTATCCTCGACGCTCTCTGAATAGCCTTGTCAGTGGCTCCAATCGCCGCATACGCCTCTTTGATTAGGCGGGTGATGTATTCTGAATCGGTTTCGTCTAAACGGGTGGTAAATTCTTTTGCAGACCCTATCCACCATCGCTCATCAATTTTCTTTCCGTATCGGACCTCAGGTATATAACTAAGAATAAACTCCATTTTGCTCATCGTGGCCTCGCGTAAGGCTCTAGCGACAGCGCGGAGCGTGCGAGCATAATCGCGTTCAATGGCTGTAGGATGTCGCCACTTGCGGCGCGGGACGATGTATCTACTTTTCGGTTTCGCCATCGTCAACCACTTCCTCAGGATCGGGTTCTGGCTCTGGCGTCACATCAAGCGTCATGTCCATGTGTTCGCTGTATTTGCTGTCAGCCGCCAACATTTGGCGAACTTCCGAACCATCAAGCGCATTAATATTGGCATAAGCGGTTGCGGTGTCCGCCTCTGCCTTATCAGCGTCAGCATTTAGCTTGCGGGTTTCGGCCTGCTCTTTCTCGCTTGGCAGCCAAACAGAATTAAATTCTACTGCCCATTTATCCGGCTGAACCCCGCGGAACAGGCCCCTTTGCGATAGCATTAACAACTTTACAAGCCTATCAAGATTGGCCTTTAGCCGTCGTTTCTGCAGCCTTCGCACGAAGCTATAGCCAATTTCATTGTCGCTCTGACCAGTAGCGTTGAGACCTGCTGGCGATCGGCCAAATAGCCATGTGAATGGTAGACCAGATAAGGCGCTGATATAGAGTCCGAAGCGGTCAATCATTTCCGGTAGATTGGACAGGTTCATGTTGTGCAACTGGAAGTCATCCTCTGAGTCAATCGCAATTGTGTTCAGAATGGACCGTGCCATGTCGATTAGCTGTAAGCGGGTTTTGACGCGCTCTTCGCCTTCGTCTGTAGCTAGCTCGTTTAACAGATCCTTGAACTTCGTCACTGATTGGCTCATCCGCTCCATAATCATTCGCGCTAACCTGTACGAATCGTCATTGCGTGCCAGTGAGTCAAACAATCCCTGAATACACGACATTCCCCATCCTTGGCGTTGTAACCGTTCGGTGTTTGGAATCGGCTCTCCATCGAACAGCAACACCCTACTCCGGTGAGCATAGAACAACGTTCCGTTAGCAGGATTGAATTCGAACCACTCCGGCAGGCCGAAGAACTGACTCCTGGGGTCATCGTTAAAAATAGCGTTATTGATAATGACCTCTCGTTTGTCGTAGACCTTCAACGCCTCGACATTTCTTATACTGTCCTCTCGCAGTTCATCCTCCAGCGTGCCGCCATCGTCAACTGAGAGAAGAATCGCACTACCTCCAAACAGCCTGCTCCATCGAACCGCGTTGGCAAAGTGCTCTTCTGCGCTCAGATCATCGAGCATTTGTATTGCCAATTCCTCTTCTTCATCGCCGCAGACCTTAATCCAATTCTTTACTGCTTCTTCCGCCGGCAGATCCACAATCCGGCGTACTAGCCCGTCGCCATAGTACATGGAGGCTAGCTTCTGATCAGTCATCCAATGCCCTGGCTGGTAACGGGTGCTTGCCAGTGGGTCGCGCCCTTTAACTCCATTACCCAGAAACACATTTGTAAATCCGTCTTGCCTTTTCGCCAATTTCTCACCTTCTTTCGATTAGGAGGACACGCCTTTCCAACTGCGCTCAGTTCTCATGTCATCCTCACAGGCACACCTGGTCATATCAATACTGTGGTTGTCCTTGTCTTCAAGCTTACTCTTGATATTGCCGTCCTTGTCCGTCTGGTAGTCGATGTTTTCAAACTCCCTAGCCGTATTCGGGCAGCGATAAGGATCGATAATAATTTCATCCAGATCATCAAGCCATTTCTCGCCATATTCGACGCTTCCCGGACCCTTTTCGGCGCCTTTAATGCGTACACCATAGCCTTTCATCTCATCTACAGACTTAGGCTCGGCGCTATCCGCAATAGTCATCGTTGTGTGCCAGCCGTTTTTCTTGATCTGCTCTGCCACGTGCCGATTGCTAAGTTTTACGCCATATATCTCACCAAACAGATAAAGCTTGCGACGCGTTTTATCTAGATGCATCCGACCAAAAGAAAAAGGATCGGCTGCATACCCCCAGTCAATCCCTTGCTTGATATTATCAAATCTTTTAATCTCATCATCAGTGATTCGCCGAAATGTCAGGTTTGTAAACGGAACAACGCCACTACCGATTGACTCGCCAAGGTACTCCCAACGATATTTGAATTCGTTCTTTCGTTTTACCTCTTCGGCCTCTTCCTTGAATTCCTTGGACACATATGGATTGTCAAAGTATGTGCTTTTGTGAACCCATACATTGGCCGGCAGGAACTGAGTATCAAACTTCTTGTTTACCCAGCTTTGTTTCCTTTTTGGTGGATTGTACGAATAATAAATGTCGTAATATAGCCCTTCCGGCAAGTCAGCACGAACGATTGAATTGACAATAGTGCTAACTTCGTCCTCAGTCTTAAATTCAGCAAGTTCCTCCATCCACAGGATAGCGATGGGGAACTTGCTTGTTTTTATGGATTTAATCTTTTCCGGCTTGTCAGCGCCGCGGAAAAGAATGCTATTGCCTCGCGGCAGATATGTCAGTTTAAGTGGGCTCTTGTTGATTTTCCAATATCTAGATACCCCCAGGTATTCAATTGCCCACTGCAGTTGTTCGAAGACTGACGTTTCAAGTGTAGCGGCGACCTTACGAACGGCCAGCGCGTTAACGGGGTTTCGCATTACGTCCCAAACGATTCTAATGGCGATATGAGTTGACTTCGAAGAGTTGCGGCCACCTTTTAGGACCTTATAAAGCTTTCGCCGCTGTTTTCGATTGCACTGTCGCCAAAAAGTATTAAAAGCCGGCAGGACCTTCTCAGACATTTTAACTTTCATCTTCATCACCTTCAATGTCGTCAATGAATTGCGGGGGATCAGTCACGTCACCCTCATTGTCGACCTTCTTCTCCAACGCCTCAACCTTGCGCCGCTCAAGACCCAACTTATCCGCTTCAAGATTCCGCTGCCACTTATCCGGCAACCAGTCGAAGTACTTGTTCAGTTGCTCCCATGCCCATTTCTTATCGGCGAGCTTGATCGATATGCCATCTTTTCCTTGCTTGACCTCGGATATAACGGAGGTATCCAGTTGCTCACTTTCGCCAAAATCAACGAAGTTTACCGTTTCCATGACAGGCGAACTATTCCCGTCGTCATCTTCGGTTGTCACTGGCCCATACATGCCAATAACTTGCTGCTGGCGCCTCCCCCATGCCACATAGTCGCCAATGTCAGCGCCAATGATCCTCATGCAGAATTCCAAGAAGTCCTGAATATCAAGGTGAATGTCCTGGCGGAACAGCGTCCGCAGCCTCTCTATTTCCTGCTTTACCTTAGGTTTCCGCATAAGCAAACAGCCACGAACCTTGGCGGAATCCTTATTCTGAGTGTAGCCGGATTTGAGCGCGGCCTGTGTGGCGTTCCACGTCCGGACGTAGTGATAGCAGAACATCTGCTCTTTGTCGTTTAGCTCCTCGTCGGATTCAGGGAGTTGCGCCGTTTTAGTTTGGGTGCACACACTTTTATTTTTGGGTGCATTGTGTGCACTCTTTTTAACGGGTTTATCGCGCTCCCATCTATGACGCTTTTTCCATGACTTTACAGTGTCGATTGATACGTTATATTTATCGGCTATCTCCCGGTACTTCATGCCCAAGATATAGTCGCGCAACGCTAACTCATGATTTTCGGCCATCTACACCGCTCACCACCTCCCGAATCAAAGTATCTCTACTTTTGCAACCCTGTAACTCTTCTGCCGTTAGCACCGCCCCAAGGCTTTACATAGCCTGGCGCCGTATCGCGCATCATGTTTGCAAAGTTCTCCTTGTGCGGTCGTCTGCGGAACGTGACACATAGCCGGTCAATATAGAACACCTCTGGCGCAGTACAAGCTTGGCCGTGTATGTAGTGGGCGCATTTGTCGTTGTTGCAGAATATTTTAGGCATCGTGCCACCTCCTGTATTAGGCATAAGAAAGAGCCGCCCCGCGCACAGGAACGGCTCGCACCGCTGGCGCATACGGCCAGTCGGTTTCAGGCATAAGAAAAAGCCACCAACCGGTCAAGGCTAGTGGCTTTTATTAACTTTTTCTGCGAGTAGGCAGACCTCTCACCGATATGGTATCATTTGTCCAGTCTTTATGCAAGTGTTATTTTGCGCAATTTAATTTTATTCGGTTGGGACGCTAGCTCTTTGTATATCGCGGTTGTCGATTTCTTCTTACTTTCAGGCTTTCTGCCGCTGCTTGATTTGCTGCTACTCTTTTTAGATTTTACATGGTGCATCCCGCGCCCAACGTCTTTAGTTCTCGCGCAAGGTAGATCCTTTTCGAACTCTTCCCTCACCACGTCCTTAGTCGTCCCGCCGCCGACAAACGGCCAGAACTCACTGCCGCAATCAGGGCAGCGGAGGAACGCATCACGCTTATTGTAGACCATCCCGGCACCACACATTGCGCATTCCATATCACGCGGCATGAAGTTCTGACGCTCACCGTTGGTGCACCCTTTGCATATCTTTTGCTCAGGCTTGTTAGGGCTCCAATATACGCAATTACCGCACATTCTTTTCATCATGTCCCCACCCCCATATAATCTAAAAAGCCGAATAGGGCAGACTAGCTGCCCTTTGTTTTATAGTTCCCTACCGCATATCGGGCAAAAGCTTATCTTAATGCTTTCGACCGCAATGTTGTCGTTGTCTGCCGATAATTCCTTTTTGCACTCATTTATGTACCAACGATTACCGCCGGTAGTTTCCGGTACTTGCTTACCTCTCAGGCAATAGTTGCAACCCTTTCTTTTGTGGATCGAGCAATCATAGCCCATTGATATCCCCCTCCCATAAAAAAGTAATTGTAAATTGCCTGTCCGCATGTTAATATGGAATAAATTGTAAATAAAAGGAGCCGGTGAAATGCAAGATGTAAGCGAGTCTTGGCTGTGCCCAGTATGCGGGTGCATATGGTTTTATCCGTATGCGGTAGGCGCACCCCAAAAATGCAACTGCGAAAACGAAAATCCTAAAACTTTTATCCCGACTAACCCTGTTTTGTTGAATTAGTAAAACGCTATGTACCTGTTAAACCGTCTTTTATAAGGCGGTTTTTATTTGCCCTACTCCCTCCCGGCGCGAAGCCTGCAGAATTCAGAGCATTTGCAGTGAAAAGAGTCGGCATCGACTATGCAATGTTTTGATTTATATTCACCTTGGCATGCCCATTCTTTCGCAGTTTCAATAAATTCTTTTTCAGCCGCCTCCCCCAACTCAGCTTTTGCCGACAGGGATTCGATGAGGCTAATAATTGCTGTATAACGGTTACAATACGCTTCTGCATCTTCTGGCTCTGGAGCTGTGGCCTTTATATGGTTCCAAAATTTTGACTCTTCTTCGAGAAATTCTATCGCCTGTTTCGCGTCAATCACGCTGCTCACGCTCCTTTGCTTCCAATCAAGCCATTCTTGCCGCTCTTTCAGCCTGCCACCACATTTACAAACTAAAAATGTCATGCCGGGGAATTTTACCTTACGTGCTTGCTTTGGTTGACCTTCCCATCCACACACAACGCATTGATATTTTTTAGGCATCAGCCTTCCTCCCTTGGCGGCTCCGGCAGCGGCATCCAGTGGGTGATATGTCGCTTTTCTGGACGACAAGAAAGAGTAGAAAGGATATGCCATGTATTGTTGACGTCCAAATATCCAGTGTAAGGAACACCATCTACCACCGCAAAAACAGTTTCGTTAACCCTTGGTAACCCTTCTGACACCGGTATCCACCGCATTTTCTCGCCGATCTTGGCCGCAGCCACAAGACCATCAAATTCCTTCTTGGCATCGTCCGGCGTAGTATCGCCCTTGCCGGATGATATTTCAGCCCGCCTAATGCATGTCAAAATGCATGAACCTTGTTTTTCGATTCGCTCTGTCAGTGTCATGGTTGCGCCTCCTTCTCAACATGGGTATCCTTCATGTAGCCCACCTTCATTCCGATACGTCCAGAAATGACGAGCTTCACATTCTTCATTTTGGCATTCGTAAATATCGCCAATAACTTTTCCGTCCTGATGAGCAGCGATGCGCCCAAAATAAGTATCGTATGTTAACTCAGTTCCGCAATACGGACATTCCATCCTACTCCCGCCCCTCCCTTGCCTCTGCCAGAGCGTCGATAACATCCTGCAGTTTACTGCCTCGCAGGTGCTCCCGAACAACTGGTGCTTTGGCCTGAGTTATTACTTCAACTGCCGCCTGCTCAATCCGGGATAGGCGGTTCAATTCTATTTCACTCATCATCTTCCACCTTCCTGACTCCATCCCAATTAAACAACCAAAATACTCTTGCTAAAAAATTCGTCCTCCAATTCATCAACCATCGAATTAGCCTTTCGGATTGCTCACCAATCACAACAAACAGGATTGGACAAATCCATATTGGCGACAAAATCAGATCGATAATCAAAATTAAAACCTTCCATTTTTTACTGTCGACTGCTTGGCTGTATATGGCAATTCTCTTTTTACTCACAACCGCATACCTCCGATCAAATTCGGGTTGTCGTGGATGTTGCCGCTATCCCTCTCTAAAACGATAATGGACAATATCACCCATCCGTCAAGCAACCCGTACATTGGTCCTTTAAGTACATGAGTGACAACCGATTCACATTTTCTTCCCGTGTACTTTAACTGCTTTCCTGATT